AGTTCCTAAGATAGCCATATCTGCTACAGCATCTGAAGTACCTAGTCTACCTATCTCTGTAGCTTTACCAGCTACAGTACCTATATCCGTTGCATCAGCAGCAACAGCATTGATATTAGTTGCATTACCAGCAACAGCTGTAACATTAGATGCTATACCACTAACTGTAGTAATATCACTAGCAATACCAGCAACAGTTGCTACATCTGTAATTGATTGACTAAACTCAATACCATTACCAGAACTATTAACTGTTAGTATCTTATTAGCTACTAATTCAGGAAATATTAATCCATATGCAGTAGATGTTGTAGAAGCAGCTCTTGGTGATAAGTTAATATCAACACCTTGTTGTTGCATCATTGCAACAATTTTATCTAATTCTGTGTTTAAAGATTCAATAGGAAATATACCAGTACTAGCAAAATCAGTACTTCTAGCTATAGGTAAATTTCTAGTAATTGTATATTTATCATTAACAGTAGCACCACCACCTAATGTTATTGATCCACCACCAGTTACACCAGCACCAGTTACAGAATACTGAGTAGCACTAGATGGACTAGCTGCTAATGTTAATGTAGTAATAGCACCATCAGATATAGCAGTTTTTTTAACTACTAAATCAGAATCAGCAAAAAATTCAAACGCAACTGTAAATGAAGTTTGCCCAGCTGTAGCTGTATATTGTACTCTAGGTGAGGTGTCTGATATTGCTATTGCCATTTATCTTAATACATCTTTTTCTAATTTATCAAATACTGAATCCAAAAACCATACATTCTGGAAAGGTACAAGTCTACGCACATTCCTTGCTGTGTGATGATTGTATTTACCAGTTCCCCATGTCCACATAATATCTGCTATATTTGTTATTTGGTTAGCAGTTGGACCTAATACATCAGGAATAGGATTATTCAATATATCTTTGTATGTTCCATAAGGTTTTTTACCACCTAATAATGGTCTTAAACCTACTTGATTATTACCTAATCTTTCTATTGCATTATTAATATCAGAAAAAATACCACCTAATCCTGATCTATCAAAACCATCTACTATCTTTTGACCAAAAGGTTTTTTACTATAATCTCTATTAAATTGTTTTTGTCTAAATGCATCTACCATCATACCAGCACCCATCAATAACAATATTCCTTGCATAAAATTTGTATCTTTTTCTTGTAATCCACGCATTAACATTCTTTGTGTAGCAGCAGCACCAAATTTTTTAAACTGTGCTAAAGCACCACCCATTTCACTATTTGCCCAGAGAGGTACATCTCCTTTACTTGGAGTAACAATATCTACATTTACTTGTTTAGATAATCCTTGATGATATATTTCAGCAGCTTTACGAGCTTCTACAGTATCATCCCAAGAATCACTATTAGCAACACGCATATGTTTAAAATCATTGCCATCTGCTTTTGTTGATATTTTACCATTTTTACCAACACCATGTTTTTGATATTGTTTATATATCTCTCTAGCAATCGTATCATCTATTCCTAAAAAGTTTAATCTAGCTCTATTTAATTTAGATATACTTTTTCCTAATGCTATTTTTTCTACATTTTCTATTATTCTAGTACCATTAAAAAATCCAGCCATAGTTTTTACTGAAGCGTTCCACGGATTACTAGCGTTTAGAAATGTAAAATAGACATTTCCTACCTTACTCATTCCTCTTTCCATTTTATTAAATACACCGAAAGCATCTTCCATACCATACATACCCATAGCTCTTGAGCTATCTATCATGTCTAATGCTTCACCACCTAATTGTGTAGAGTTTTTAGACATTTTAAGTATTTCTTTAGCCATGCCACTTTGGAACATTTCTGTTTGTATTTTAAATGTTTTACCCATACCATTAATCATAACCAATCTAGCTGTATCTACTACTTGTGCTATACCAGTAAGCATAGTTGTAGCATTATACAGCTTCATCATTCTTAGACCTCTACTAAAAGTCCTATTGGGATCTTGTGCTAAACCATATGTGCCTCTAGTTAAATGTATAGAAGCATCTAAATCTTTTATGTTTTGTATTTGTTGTTTTGTTAAAAAATTTTGTAAAGGTTCTTCATTTATATCTCCTAGTTGATTGTAATACTTATCGTATTTACCATTTTTTCTTAACATATTATCTACAATTTGTAATATACCTTGTTGATAATTACCATCAGCAGACCAACGACTACCATAACCCATAGGATCACCAAATACTTTTGTAAGTTCTATATCAGGAACTACTTGATTGAAGTAATGTCTTTGTAAAAGCATTACATCATCTTCCATAAATCCTTCTTTCATTAATCTTGTATAATCAATATTTAATTCTCTACCTAAAAATCTACTAGATATTTTATTAACTTCTTCTATTCCTTCATCAGTAAACTTTGCTACGCTTGATAATTGTTCATCAATGCTTTTTAAACGCAAAGTTGGTTGATATTGCATAAAAGATTCTATTATGTCGTCAATAATAACCTTAGATAATCCTTGTTTTTCTAATTCTTCTTGCATTATTCTTTTGAATAATTCAGGGTTAGCATCAATAGCATCTCTTTTATATAAAGGATTAATATAATTTTTTCTTAAAATTTTACCTTTCTTTAACAGTTCTAATTTATTTTCTATTTTTCTTTTTGTTGTAATTAGTTTATTAAGCTGTTCTAATTTTTTAGGATTTGTTACTGCTTTTCTTCCTTTAATACTACCATCCATAAAAGATATATATTTTTCTATTTGACTTAAATGCCATGTATGCCATGAAATAGAAATTTCTGATTCAGCATATTCTTTACCCAATGGACCATAAAATAAATCTTCAGTATGTTTTGCAGCAGCTCTAACTTCTGGTTCTACTGCTAAGTTAGGATCTAATCTAGCTCTAGTTACAGCAGAAGAAAATTCTCTTGGTGTCATTACACCAGTTTTATTCATTCCTGTACCTATTTTAGTATTAATAGTTTTTTCAAAAATATTCTGTTCATTTTTGCCAAGTCTTTTTAAATAAGTATTGTATTCAGACATAACTGCATCATCACTTATTTTAATCATGTAATGTCTTGATTTTATTTTTCTTTCAATAGTTGCACCAGAAACTACTCCTTCAAAATTACCTTTAGTTAGTAAAGGACTTTCTAATACAGTAGTAATAAAGTCTTGCTCATCTAAACCACCTTTATTTAACACTCTAAATATTGGTGTAAATCCAGACTTTTCTCCAAGTATACCCATACCAGTAGGTTTTATTTGATTGGCTGCAATCCATTCTGCTTCTGTTCTAATTGGTCCTGTAGCACCAGCACCAACAGATCCATCTTTATATAAACCACCACCAACATATTGACTATTAGAATAATGTGTGTCCATGTTATCTAGTTTATTTGCTGTATCATCAAACTGTTTACCAGCTAATTTATTATTAATAGCTGGAAATATAGCTGGTAATAAAAAACCACTAGCAGATATAATAGCAGTTTCTTCCCATGTTCTTGTATCGCTTAGTCCTTGTTTTGCAAATTCTTCAGTAGTTATTAAACTACCTACTTTTCCTGATCTTAATAATCTACTACCAGTAAATAAAAAACTACCACCTTTAGTAAACATAAATAAACTAGAAGGATCTGTTAAACCACCTAATACTCTACCTACAATGTAAGATGGAGATCCATTTGCTTTTTTAGAATCTTCTACAAAATCTGTAATTAATCTTTTAGTTTGTTTTGCACTTTTACTATGTAAAAAATTACCAACATAAGGTTCAAATCCTTTAATTTGGAAATCATTAAATATATTATAATTAGGATCTTCTACAAATTCTGTATCGTTTTGTGCAACACTAGCATCAACTATATATTTAAAACCAAGACCAAATATATTTTCATCTGCCCATCCAGCACCTACATCTCTTACATCTTGAAAATAATTTAATGGTTCTGTTGGATCTGGTCTACCATTAATAATAGGTTTTTTAGCACCTATATCTCCTATAGTAGATACATCACCCATATTAATCTAATACAGACTTACTTTTTTTACTAATTTGTGGAGATGTTACTTTTTGTAAATCTGGAAAATATGTCATTTGTCCTTGCGACCATGCAGATATAAATCCAGATACATCTCTCATCATTGTTCTAAAACCACCATATCCTATTGCAGCTTGACCTTCTGCATCATTCCATAATTCATTTAATAAAGCTGGTTCATATTGTTTTACTTGAGCAGCAGTTGATCCTGAGTAAAACTCATCTGTTCCTTCTTTATAACTACCAAAGTTGCCAATATATTTCATATCTCCAGTTTCTATAAAGTTTTTTAATGCTTCTTGGAATCTTGGTCCAATCCATGTAGAACTATTATAAGCTAATTTAACTAATGCTACTGCAAGATATGCATTTTTGTTAGAAGTTAAATCATCAATACCAGTAATATTTTTTACCATTTGTAATTTATCATCTAACATTTTCATCATTACAATGTTATTAACTTCTCTTGTAATTGTTTCTTCACCAGTCATTAATTTTTCAATGTCATAACCTAAGTTTGTTAATTCTTTAATAACAGTAGGATCTTTTAAAGATAATCCAGTTCCAATAGTAGGATCACCATTATCTGATTTCATAAGATCATATTCTGCTTTTTGTATTTTACTATCTTGAGCAGCCATTTCTACTGGTCCACCACCACCACCTCTTGTTCCAACATTAAATGTTTTATTTCTATCTCCTGTAAAACCAGAATCATATGCCTGTGCATAAAATCCACCTTCTTGTTTTGTAACGGAATCCATTAATAAATTAGTTGCTGTGTTTTGATATCCCATGCCTGTTTGCTCCTTACCTTCAAATTGTGAAGCTAGATTATCATCAAATACTCCAGCTTGTTTTTGTTCTTGATATGTTAAAAAATTAATTTGATTTTCTTGTAACTGTCTTTCAACAGTATTCATATCTATATTAACATCAGGTAACCATTCAATGTCATTAAACATTCTACCTAAATCTTCTATTCCATTTTTTCCTTTGTTATAACCATTATAAACAAGATTAAACATTCCTTTTAAAGTTTGCATAACTAATGGTTGTTCTTCTACATTAGCAAAACCATATGTTTTAAAAAATGTTTGTGCTGCAATATTTTGTGAACTCCAATTTTGCCATGCTTCATTTTGAAAGTCCGCTCTTACACCACTCAATGTTAATGATGAATTTAATTCTCTATTAACTTCTGGTTTAAAAGATGCATCAGGATCATTAGGATTATTTAATGCCATAAAAATACCATCACCATCTGTATCTATAGATATTCTATAAGTTGGATCTCCTATACTAGCTGGATCATAATCAAATCTAATTCTTTTATTATCCATCATTCCTAAAATATTTTCAGCTGTAAAAAAATCAGAGCTAAGACCTAATGCTGCTCTTTCTCCATCATTTAAATTTAAACCTCTATTTATAATAGTCATAGTAGCGTCTGTTTTAATTTCATCAGCACTCATACCTTTTTTAGTATAAGTTTGAAACATAGGATATTTTACTAATTCTTTAACCATTTTCATCAGGTCCATAACCAGCAGTTCTTATTGTATTTAAAATGTAAGGTAATTGTTTTTTTAAATTTTCTTTAATAGTACTTTCTGTCATAGTTGATTTATATGTTGAACCAAACATACTTGCTACTCTCATATCAAACATTTCTTTTGCTTCTTGCAAAACTAATCTAAAAGATGGTTCTAAATCTTTATCATCTCCAAATAAATTGAACTCTACTTCCCCAGTTAATAAATCTTGATCTGTAAAAAATAAACCCCACCACGGACCATCTTCTTCTCTATCTTTAAAAAAGTCATACATTATTTCATTTACATCTAAACCAGAATCTTGAATTACTTGATTCATATATAATATTTTATCATCTAAAATTGTTTGTTCTGGATATACACCACTAATCCATTTTTCTACTACTAATGATTGGTATTTACCAATAGTATTTTTACCTAATATGTCATTAATTTCCTTTTCAGTTCTATTAGCTAAATTAATATCTAATCTACCCATTCTTTCAAATTCTTTATGTAATTCTAAAAGATGAGGAAACAAATAATTTGCTTCATCACTACTAAAAGCTGGCGCTCTCCCCGGTGTTATGCTTAAATTATTAGCAAATTGAGCCATATTTCTAAGTTCTTCTATATCATTAGGTTGTTCAAAATCAAATGTTCCAGCACTAGCAAAATATTGTTCTAATTTATCAGGAACTGCTCCATATGTTTTTGATAACTCTAATAATGATGTTAAAAATAAATTATTACTTGATGCTCCATCTTTAGCTATAGTAGACATAGGCATATTATTAAATATTTTTCTTGTCATTTGATCTCCAAATTCAATTTCTACTAGTTCATACATTTGTTGCATCATTGCTTCATCTTTTAATTTATCTACTGTTATAGTACCTTCACCAAATTTATTATTTAAAGTTCTAACTCTTGAATTAATTAATTGGTCAACATTAAATTTATTCATTGTAGTTACAATTTTACCACTATCAAAATAAGTAATTTGTTTACTTATATCTTGTATAGCTTTCATAAGAGTATTTTCTTTAACTAACTCATTTAATTGATCCATATTTAAATTATATTGATTAGCTAATACTCTAATATCTTCTACACTTTCAAAAACATTTCCATCTTTTATTCCAACAATAGTATTTTCAACTACCTCTTTTTTATCTTGATCTAATATTATTTCTTGTTTTTTTACATTTTTTTCATTAGCACTATTCCAGTCTCCAATATATTTTTTAACTTCTGAAGATATAAATGCTCTTTCTTCTCTATTAGTATCTTTATATACACTAGCATCATCTTTATCATGTAGAGGATTATCTAAATAGTTTGTACCCCATTTTTGTAATTCAGCATTAATTTTAGATACTTCTGTAATATAATTTGCTGGTATACCACCAGCACTTTGTATAAACAAACTGTCTGCTAATTGTGCTGCATCTAAATCCTGTTTAGCTAAACTAATTAATCTTTGTGTTTCAAATCCTATTAAAAGAGTTTTGTTAAATGTTCCTTTTTGTAATTTACCATTTTTATCTATCCTATCAGGAGTTCCTAAAGTTTTTGCTAATTGGTCTTGTATAGCAGCTGGATAAGAATTATATAATTTTTCATAATCAACCATAGTATCTGAAATTTCAGGTAATAGATTTTCAGTCCAATATGATTGCATTTCATCAGGAGTTAATCCCATTATAGATTCATTTCTTTGTGCAATAAAATCGTTATGATTAGTAGTAAAGCCATCTATAACTAAAATATCTTTTTGTGCTTTAGCTTCTTGAAATATTTTATCTCCGTATTCAAAAGCTATATTGCCAGTAAATGATTTAGCATAATCTTTAAATCTATTAGGAGCTTTTTCTACTAAAGTATTAATGTAGCTATTAGTTGCTTTAGTAAAACCATCTGGATCATCATAATGTTTTCTAGAAAGTTCTAATAAAGTTTGTCTTGATTTTAATTTTAAATCAGTTTTGTATGCTACTTCTTCTTTGTTAGCTTCTCTTTCTGCAAATATATCTATAACAGCAGAAGCATTTTTTGCTGCTAAACCTATAGCATCTTCGCTATAGGTAGGCTGAACACCCATTCTACTTTGTATAGAACTAACTGTTGCTTTGTTTTGTTTTTCGCCTGATGTAAGTGCCATTAGCTATAATATCTATAATTTCCATATCCATTTACTAAACCAGCTATAGCAGAAGTATAGCCACCAAAAGTAACTGCATCCATTTTAGCTTGGTTTTCAAATGCCATTTGTCTATATTTTAAATCAACAGATTTACCCATTAATCTAATATCTGATATATCTTTATTTCTATTAGATATAACTTGTTTGTTCATATTTAGAAAAGACATACTATCATCTGCATACCCAGCTATAGATTGATAAGCTAAATTATTAGCTATTTCTTTTTGAGCATATTGATTTCTAGCATTTTCTTCTTGAGCAGCTGCTAGTTCAGCCATCTTTGATTCTGTTTCTAATCTATAATTTTCTCTATTGAGTGCAGCTTGTTGCGATCTCATAGATGATATTGTTCCTACAGCTGATACTCCAGCTGATATTAACATTAATGTTGCAGCATTAGCGGTCATGCAAATTGTATCTCCATTGCTAATCCTAATACTTTTAAAGGTAGAGGACTATCTTGCGATATTGTTATTGTTGGTGATTTACTATATCCCAGAAAAGTAAATTCTTTTTTACCACCTACTGATGATAAATCTGTACCAATATTAAAATCTGCTTGTTGTATAATTAACTCTTTGGATGTTAAGTCAGCAGCTTTCATTGTTACATCTAATCCCCCTGAAATATCTATTATAGCTTTATTAATCCTTCTTGGCTGTCCTGTCAATGGTCCAGTATCAATTTCTTTGTCTATAGGCATTGTTTCTAATATAGGCGTAAAATTATATCCTACTCTAACGCCTGTAGGTTGTGGAGCATTATCTAAAGTAATTCTATTAGAAGCTCCAACAGTATATGATCCTAAAGCACCATTACCAAAAACAGCTTCAATTACATTATTTTGTTCATAAATACTATTAACAGTATGTATAAAACCTTTTACAATAGTAATTACAGCATTGTCTGAAGGAGTAGCAGCTAAAGTTTTATTTAATTGTAAATTGTATTCATTAGTAGCAGTATTAGTTACAGCTTGTATAGTATATTCTGTGGCATTCCCAGCAATGGTAAATGTTTCTTGTATAGCTGGAGCAGTAGTAATGCCATCTATTAAAAGAGTTGTTCCTGATTGGCTACCACCTTTTACAGCTGGTGATCCTTTTTGGAATACTGTTGTAGTTGTACTACAATCTACTGTTATAGAATCATCATTAGCAAATTTTTCTAATAAATATTTAGTTCCAGAAGGTAATATTCTTTTAGTAACTACAAATAAGAACTCATTAACAGATGTTATGCTATGAAATTTATCATTTGTTTTAGTATTCCAAATAGTCCAACCAGCTATTTTTTCATCTCTAATACTATGAAAAACACCTATTTGACCATCTAATGTAGTACCACTATTAAGGAAGTAAGCAAATTGTTCTGGTCTTTCTTCATTACCAGTCATCATTGTAATGTCTTTAGGATTATCAATTACTTGAGATGACAGTACAGAAATACTATTAGATTTATATGCTTGTTCTAAATCAGAAAAAACATACTCACGAATTGACTTGCCATTTTTAGATGTAAAAATAGTAGCACCATCAAAAGGGGTTGGCTTTGCTCTATTACATCCATAAGGTGTTTGTCTAAGAAAAGAAATACTTGCTGGTGTAATTGCACTATCTGTACTTTGGGGAATATAGTATTCACCAGAATCAGTAAATATTTGTAAATTTCTACCAGATATAAAATGTCTTATTTCATTTACAGTATCAGCAGTAATATTAACATTAATAGCTTCATTAGCTAATCCTGTACCTAAATCAAAACTAAAGTATGCTCCTATTTCAGAAGCAATAACAGATGAAGGATTATCTCTTACTCCACCAAACCAAATTCTATTATCATGGAATGTAACTGCTTGAGGAAATCCTCTAACAGTAGAAATTAATTGTTCTTGCCAATCTGCGTGAGGACCAACAGTAACAGCATCTTCTAATACTGTAACTGTAACTACAGTTGCACTTGTATAACCAGTAACAAAACATTGTTTACCATTAACTTTTAAATATGTGTTTACATAAGAAGCACTAAAAGCATTAGCACTTGCAGTTAATGTTCTTCCTGTACCAGTAGCGTGAGCAGATAAAGTAACAGTAACGCTAGAATCAGCATATTTATAAAAAGGTTGTAAGGTCTTACTTACACCACCTACAGTTACATCATCATTAGTTTCAAAAGAATATAGACTTACTGAAAATGCAGAAGCACCAGTTCTTTTTATTTGAACAATAGGATTATTTCTATGACAGATAAATACAGTATCAGCAAACTGAGCATAACTTAATTCAAATAGTTGTGCTGTAGTCCAGTTACAATTACTTGTAATATTAGCTGATATTGCAGTACCACTAGAATTATAAACATCTAATCTATTATTAGATAAAGCAAAAATTGCTACTTCATCTTCTGCAAAAATAAAAGGAATGATTCTAGATTCTGCTGGTAGTTCTGCTGTAAATTGTGTAGCTGGTCTACGCATAACACCACCTTCATCTAAAAGATACCAGTTCTTACATTGTCTAGCACCTTCAAAATATGCTTTAGCATCTGTCCTTGCGTTAAGTAAAGGGTTAAGTTCTCCAGCTGAGAAGTTGGTAAATACTTGTCTGACTTTTCTTGGCATTAATAATTAACAAGTCCACTTCGACTGCTCCTTCTCTCAGCTATAAATCTTGTAGTATTTAACTTCTGTGTAGTAGTTTCTTGAGAAGCAATATTTCTAGCTTTGATTAACTGTCTTTCTGCTTTTGTTTCATAAGAATTAATTAAGTCTGCATCTCTACCTAAAGAACCACCATAAGCACTAGCTAATTTATAAATTAAAGCTAATCTAAAATATGTTGGAAACAGAGATTCATCCTGTCTAAATACATAATCCATATATACTTTACTACTAGAACCATAACCATTTAAATAAATTTTATCTTCATATCTAGCATAGGGAATAGGGTTGTCATTATTAGTTACAGTCATAATTGTAATCACTGCTGGATCACTAGGCATTTGATATGCATATTCATATCTAGTTGTAGGAGCGTCAGCTAATAAAGATAATTGTTTTTGACCCATTGCAAATCTCCAATGGGATTCTGCTAAGGTAGATTCTACTACTTCTTCATAAATAGTATTTGTAATTAACGCTTCTGTAGAGTTATCAGTAAAAGAAGATATAGGATTAGCTCCTACTAATACTAATGCTCTTGATGCTATATCTACTTTAGTTACTGCCATTTATACTTTTGGAATTAATATTGATAAATTTTTACCAGTAATATTTGTTATTCCATATTTATCATTTAAATAATTAAGTCTTGCCATAAATTCTTGTTTTTCAAGATAGGATGGATTATTTGATAAAACTACACTTTCTAATACAGCTAAATTTTTTCTAACATCATTTATTTCTTTTTCTGATAATTGTTTAGATGAAAATACTGCATTTCTACTATTATCTTTAAATGTTGTACTAAATCTACCATCATTCATTCTTTTAATATCATACTCTGATTCTTTGGGTGTAGAAGATTTTAATAAAGAAGATGTTAATCCAGCTAATCCTATAGCACCAGCAGCACCAACAACTATACCAGCTCCTTCTGCTTTGCTCATTGGACCACCAAGAGAATCTATTATTTTATCTTTATCTAACGATTTAACTTTGTTTGTTGCTTTAGTTGCTGTTGTTTTTGCTGCTGTTGCAGCAACCCCTACACCAGTAGCAACTTTAGCTTTTGTTGTTTTTGCTACATCTTTAACTTTTTCAATTACTGGTTTTGTTTTTTCTTTAACTTTATCAATAGATGGTTTGGTTTTTTCTTTAATTTTTTTTACAGCTGGTTTTGCTTTAGCTACTGCACCAGTTACTGCGGCAGATCCAGCAACTTTTTTTGTGTTTACTTTTACTGCTTCTTTTAATTTGCTTGTTTGTTTTGTAGTTACATTGATAGCTTTTTTAAGACTTTTATTTTTGAGTAATTTTTTTGCTAATGCTTTTGCTGCTATACCTATTGCCATTTTTTTATCCTTTTATCAGTGGGGGATTTCTCCCCCACTTCGTAATTATATTATGCTAGTAACGCAGATCTTACTTGCGTTGCACTAGAAGTAGTTATGATAAGAATATCTACTACTCCGTTTGATCCACCACTATTTACTATTATAACATCACCAGCAGTTAATTCTTTTTCTGAAAGAAGAAAATACTCGTTGTCATCAATAGTTCCAATAGCGTCGCCATCTGTGTAATACCACATAGAGTTGGAATCACCCATTTGACTTATTTTTTTAACAGGGTTTGCTAATTCATATGCCATTGATTACTCCTATTCTGCACACTTCTGTATACGAATACCATTGGTATCAATTAAGATTGAACCCATTGATAGGTATGATGTTAATAGATGAGCTACTTTCTCAGGAATGTAGTTTACTTCAGTTCTTACTTCTGAACCTACGCCTAAACCCATTGAGGATTTATGCCAACAAACAGTATGTCTATCTGTTGATCCAGATGTATCAAGACCTGAGTGAACAAAAGTTAAGAATCCTAAGAATCTTTTAGCTGTGTAGTTCATTCCAGCGAAAGGTAATTGGCTTGGACCAATATAGTCAAGGTTTGACCAGTTATCTTCTGCTAGTAGATCGCCCCATTGATTTGGACCTATTGCCCAATATCTCTGGTCATCATCAGGAACTTCGTTTGTTCCAAATAATGCTTGCATATCTTTGAACTTAGCTACATTCATGTCAGTTGCTAATGAAGTTGAACCATTTGCACCAGCGTTGTTTGCTACTTTAGTAGCAGAATCCATAGCTGTTGTAATGATACTGTCAGTCTTACGACCAAGAGCATAAGCTGCGTTGTTTGCAATTACTGCTCTTTCGTCAATGTTGGTTTTCAACTCGTCTAATTTATCCACATAGTCAGATGCATAGTAGTCAGCAAGTGTTGCTGTTACATTTGTGTGTGAAATGTTCATCGCTACAACCTCAGCATGTCTAGCTTTAGTTGTTGCTTCTCCTGTTCCTACTTTTTGGAACTTAACAGATTCACCTGATACACCATTAACTGTACGAATTAAATTTTTAAGTTTACTACCCATTCTTTGGTATGCCATATGTACTTCAGCTTCAAACTGAGTAATAAAGGCATTGTTTATAGATGCACTCATTTTAACTCCTTTAAGTTAGTTAGTTTATGTAAAAAGATTATCTCTTTTGGAAGCAATCGTTATCCTAATTAGGGCGATCCTAATGCCATCTGAGGTCTTATTAAGATATCAGTTACATAGATAACTTACTAATTCAACGCACAAATTTAAATGATTTTATATTTTCTGTAGGAATAACAGTTAAGTCGCCAATATCCGTATCATTGTAAGACATATAAACTATTGTAGACTGTTCATTTTCTTCTAATAAGAAACCTTCTGTAGTATTTATAGCTGGTTTATAATGTTTAGCTTCTGTAGGAGAGAGCCATTCAGAATGACTAATAGCGTCTCTCCAAAGTATTTTAACTCTTTTACGCTTTGTTTGCGTATTTCTCGTAGAGGTCTGTAACTTTTTTGATGTATGCTGGATCTTTTGCTCCATCTTTCCAATACCTTTCATCATTCATCATTGATCTTAAGTCTAAGGGATCTAAAGACACATCTATTTTTGTTTCTGTACTTGGTATAGGAGCATCTTTATTTAAACTCATAATTTCTTCTATAGCTTTTACACCATCAGCAGTACTAGCTATATTAGCCATAGCTGCATAACTTGATTCACTTAAATTTTTTTTTGCCCATAAGTCAGCAGATTCAATTCTTTGTGTAGCATTTTCTCCTAATAAATTTATTTGTGTATCTCTATCAGGCAATCCAGATATTTCATTTTGTACAAATGCTTCAATACCTTTGTTAAAATCTTCATTACTTAATCCTTTAGACTTTGCTGTTTCTTGCCACCATTGTAGTAAAGGTTGTTCTGGATCTACATCTACTTGAACACCATCAGGTAATTCAGGCATTTTTATTTCATATGCATCAGGTGCTTGACCTTTAATGTCTGCTAATACTTCTTCTCTAATAGTACCAGCTAGTTCATCTGTTCTTTGACCTAATCTTTTTTCTAATGCTTTGTAAGAAGCACCCATTTCTTCTACATTAACTTCATTCAAATCTTTGTTCCAAAATTTTTCAGGAACATAAGAAGGAATATCTGTTGTGGCTTCTTCTGTTTTTGTTTCTGTATTTTCAGTAGTCTGATCTTCACTCATTTTTAGTACCTCTTTTTATTTTACTTTTAATTATTTGTAATAAATATCTTTGTCCTTCCAAATGCCATAGTGTTGAATCACTAGCTTGTGGAGTACAAATACTATTTATAGTTATAGATTCTAAATACTCAATTACTTTTTTACCATTTACTTGATTAAATACAGAGGTAAATATCTTATCTATTTCTGTAGATTCTGATTTATTAGACTTCTTGTTCTGAAGATTCTGCCAACTCATTTGGTTGGATATTAGCTTGTTGCTGTTGTGATTGCAACCTTGAAACAACTTCTGCTTGTTCTTCTGCTGTTCTTACTAATTTTTCAGGTAGATTCATTTTATCTACCAAATATCTAGCTATTTCGTCTTGTTTAACTACCATGTTTAACATCTCAGGACCAAAAGTAGTTCCTAATATTTCTGAGAATCTCATAACATCAGCTATATCTTGTTGATGTTGTGCTTTAGAAAGAGGAGAAGTAGATACAACTTTTACTTCTCTATCATTAACTGTAGGTATTTTTATTTTACCTTGTTTAGTTAATATTCTAATTACCCTTCTTAATAAGGGTGTTACAAACTCTGATTGTAATCTTCCGAATGATGATCCTATTTGTCGTGATAGATCAGACATTCTTTCTGCTACTTCAGTAGCTGACATTGGTGTACCTTCAGGTCTACCTAATGTTTCCATATATAAAGCCTTTTTAATATTTGCTCTCATATCTCCTAAGATTAACTGAGCTACATCAAATCTACCAGCTGCTGGTAGTGCTTGTAATCCTCTGCTGTTTGGTGCTACAGGGATTAGACTACCGGGCTGTAGTACAATATTTTCAGGATTTATTACCCCATCATCTTCAAAAGTATAGATACCAGATATACTCATTTGAGCATTTTGTAAGATGAGTTCTACTGTTAGGTTTGTAGTTTTAATTGCAGCCATAGCATTAAATACTGGACCACGACCATAAACTTCTCCTGATGCTTTATTCCATCTAAAAGCAATATAAGGATTTGAACCAATACCTTTTAGTTCTTTTTCAAAAATCATTTCTTGCATACTCATACAAACTACACAGTACTTAAATCTTTCTTCGTTAGGCTTATCGTATAATTTAAAAACTCCTTCAACTATCTTAGCTCTATCATGTCCATCATCTGAAATTTTTTTCATCATTTCAGGAGACATTTCTGCATTAGGATATGCTGTCATAATCTGATTATAATTCATGTATCTAGTTCTAAAGACTGTATCTATTTTATTGTCAGGTCCATTGTTCAGCATAACTCTTGGTAAAGGTATAGCTTGAAAATTTATAGGATTAAGACTATCTCCTTCTTCTACTAACAGAACAGAAGTTCCAATAGCTAAGTCCATAAATGCTTCGTGTACTTCTTGATTAAAATTAGACCCACCTAATATTTCAAAGACATACTCAGTTATAGCATCTAGTTGTTCATTGACTTCAGGGATTGCTTCTTCTGGTATTTCTGATCCAGCTTCAAAGTTTGCCCAACGACCATATGTTGGAACCATTCCAGCTTGTAGTCTTGAGGCAAATTCTTGTATTCCTACTACAGCTGTTTCATCAAATATTTTATCTGTTCTTCTTTCCCCTATAGTTTCATCATAAAATGATTCTCTTTGAGGCATAGTATATTCATATGCTTCTTCATATTTGTCTTTCCAATTATCAAATATATATTCTGCATCTCTAAATCTTTTAATAAAAGAAGCTACTCTAGGATCATTACCACTATAAGGTGTATCATCTTCAGGTACTGGTAAATAAGGCATTATTTCATTTTACCTAAAAATGTTTGAGCCGAAGATTGTAGAAATTTTCTATTAGGACTACCACTATCACTTTTAGCTAAATTAGCTAATCTATTTTTTGCTGTTTGATTTCCAGCAGATGCTTGTGTCATATTTTCTGTCATTTGATTGGTGTTTGTAATACGTCCTTCTGTTTTATTTGTTGATACATTGTTTTGTCCTGTACCAACTCCTCTTTTAGAACCACTATAATAATCTGCAACATATTGAGAATAAGGTTTTTTACTAGTATAATAAGCAGCTGAAAAAAAAGAAGGCATACCACTTAATCCAGTAGCTAAAGCTCCAGCTATTGTTTTAAATTTTTGTTGAGAATCATACATTTGTCTTGACAAAGGCATAGGTTCTCTTTTAGCTGCTTCCATTGCACCTCTAGTTGTATTTGTATATGTTAATCCTTTATCTGTTTGTACTGCTGGATCATATGTTGTAAAAGTTTTTCCTGTAGCATCAGTAACTGTACGAGCAGTTGCTAATCCTTGTGAAGCTAAATATTCTCCTCTTGCTGCTTGGTATTCTGCACCATACATTTGATTAGATGATGTAGTAGAATAAAATCCTGTTGGTGTTGTATTAGCACCAGCAACAGGACCAGCCACTGTAGTTGTAATACCTAATTTTTTTTGAGCATATTGATCTGCTTTTATACCTTGTACTACTGCACTTGATTGTGCAGTCTTATTAGACATTCCACCTTTTGATGATGATGGTGTATTACTACTCAAATTTCTTCTCCATCTCTAAAAAATCCTTGTTGTCCTGACTTAGAAAATAAACTTCTAGTTCCTAACATACCTTTGGATTTTCTTTTCTTTTGTCTTTTTTCTTTAGCTTCTGCTTCTGCTTTTAATCTTTCTTCTTCAGCACGCTTTCTTTCAATATCTTCACGCAGAGCCTTGTCTGCTGGTGTTTCTTTATATTTAGTTGAGCCGAATAAATTTCCCATGGGTTTATAGATCTATCTCAGAATATCCTTCTTTTTTCAACGCACAATATAATTGATATGGCGTAAAGATCCACCATTTATTATAACCTATTAATCTTTGTACATAACTCACACAGCTATGTTCTTTGATCCATGATCCCATAAAACTAGGAAAGCCTGTTTTCTTTTGTGGCATTTCTCCTTGTAATACAACACCATTTTTCATTCTAATCATTCTAAAAAAAGCCTCTGCTGTTTGATCTGTAATTGTTTCAACCAATAATTGTCCAAATATATACTCAATAAGAATCCAATGTTTACTTGAGGGATCATAACTTATAACTCCACAATGTTTATAACCTTTTTTAAATTTTCTTGTATGTCTATGTCCATCTTCGTTTTCAAAGAAGTATATTAAAAATTTGATCTGTTTTGCCATATAGATTTCTTTTTCTTTTTGTCAAAAATATTCCATCCTCTAGTTTTAACTACAGAACTAGGTGTTGATATTCCTACTGTTAGCTGTTTACCTTCTCCAGCACCCATTAACATATACTGTAAAGCATCATGTACATGGGAATATTTGTTTTTATTTGGCTTTTCATCATAACGATCTCCAGATGTTTGTATTCTTCTGTAATGATAGCCACCATTAAAACCTTTTTTAAGGTTCACACAGCTATTGTTTAATAAAAAACCAGACTTGCCTTCTACCAACCTACTCAAAGCTGTTTCTACAGCCTCTATACGCAGAGAAACATCATTACTTGGAGCTGGTCTAGCCTTAACTCCTTGTGATCTCATTATTTGGAACGGAGTAGCTTCATCTGTTTGCACTCTAAAGTCTCCAGCTGGATCACCATAGATATCTATGACTAAACCTTTGTATGTTTTTGCTATTTCATACTTTAATAACTCAGTAAATCTAACTATACCCATATCAAAGCATACAAGTTCTTGTAAGATTACCCATCTACCACTTGATAGCTTCTGTCCAAAAACTGCTGCTGGTGTTAATCCAAAGTCAATACCAATAAATACATCAGTAGGAAAGGGTGCTATAACTTCTTTACTAAGATGTATATCTTCACTCCAGCTTGGATAAACAGGCTTACCTTCTTCTAGTGATCCTAGTTTATTCATAACATAAACATCAATCCATCCTTTAGTTTTACCTTTAACTATGTTTTCATAGTAAGCATCTGTAATAAATTTTTTATTTTCGCATAAAGGATTTCTTTCATAACCAGTTAATTCACCTTTATCATCTTTAGTTTCTAATAATGCTGGTGGTTGTGTATGAAAACTCCAGTTGTCAGGCTTGACTAACATTAATGCTTCTTCTCTACCTATATGATCTGGTACTGGTACATCACCAGCCATGACTGCCCACCAATGATCTTCTTCAGGTGCGTTAGTATCGGCTATAACACCATACCAAGATGCACCACCATCACGCATAGAAGGGAATCTACCTACACGCATAGTACAAGCATCAATAATTGACTTAGGTAATTCTCTTGCTTCATTAACCCAGACACCAGTAAGTTCTAATGACAGTAGTTTCTTTACATCCTCTGGTCTATCTAATGCTAAGAAGATAACTTCAACATCTGCATCACCAATAGTTATATTATGTGTATAAGGAACTGACCATCTAAATGGTCCAAATGTATTTTCTGGAAACCAATCCAGCCATGTTTTAATTGTTGTAGTTTTTAATTGAGGGTTCGTGTTCCTGATAACAGCCCAACGAGATTTTCTTCTTCCATCACTACCTTTAGACTGCTGAAGTGCTCTTCTAAATATTTCAATACAGCAAGCAACTGACTTACCGCTACCAACTGGTCCTCGAAGTCCTCTAAAGAAATCGTTTGATTTAAGAAAGCTTTTAAGTGTTCGTCCATCTGGTTTATAATTAAATTCCATTACTTGACTTTTGCAATATGCTCAATCAGTAACTTCTCCCTAACACTTGGTCCTAATGCTTCAATCATCTTATCAGCTTCTTTATCAGTTAAAAACTCCTCAGGCAAGAACTTAAGGTGTACTTTCTTAACTATTTTTCTTAATCTTTGTCTATCTTGAAAAGATAGAGGAAACTGTTTTCTATTATCTATATCTACTTCAGCATCAATAGGATCGAAATCAGGTGGTCTTACAAAATTATCTGTCATTAACATTTCCACTTTCTTAAAGCTAATGCTTTACGAGTTGGTCTACCTTTTGAATCTTTCATGGGTCCTTTTACTCCTGACATTCTAGCACAGAAACTTTTTTTTCTGCCTTTTGCTTTTTTAGTTTTAGGGTTAGGTGCTGGTGGTTTTAGATTAGAACCATCTTTGTTTTTAAAATATTTACGACCAGCAGCATTAAGTCCACCTGATGGATTCTGATATTTTTTAGCAACCATTAACTAAACTTTCTATAAGATGCTGTTTTTTTAGCTATTTTTTTAGGTTGTTTAGATACTTGTTTACCTTTAGCTTTTGCTTTTCTTTTAGCTTTGGTAGTGGCTGCATATTCTGATGCACTTAATGCGTTGATTGCTTTAGTAGGTAGATATCTTTCGCCTGTATCACTAGATCGTTTACCAGATTTAGTTCGCCATTTCTGGCTACCCCATGCTTTTAAACTTCTTTGTGATTTGGCGAGAGCCATTACTTATATCCACCGCCAGCTGCTTTATATCTTTTAGCAAGTAGTTGTGCTTTTCTTGCTGACCACTTACCAGCACCAGTTCCTTGAACAGAACTAGATTTTATACTATTAAATAATCTTTTTCTCATAGCTGGCTTTGTATAATTACCAGCCTGATTAACTTTACTAGGCATTACTTTTTCTTTTTCATTGTTTTCTTCATACTCATCTTTACACCTTTTTTGATAGCTTCTTTTTTAGCAGCTCTCATACCAGATGCATTATATGAAAAAGTTTTTTTTCCAACTTTAGGCATTTGTTTTCCTTTCTATTAAATCATGTTTAAATTTAATAAACTCATCAACGCTTTTGTTAATTGTTGCTGTTCTGAAATCAAATAACTGTTCATTCTTAAGCTCTAACCTTTCAGTTATAAACTTAACTTGTAAAGTTAATTCAGTTATTTCTTTTTTTAGTACCTTGTTCTCCTTACGAAGCTCATGGTATTTCTTTTCTGATGGTGTCATAGCCATATACCTTTTCTATAAAAATTTTTTACAAACTTCAAATAAAAAATCCAGCTGGATAAACACCATGTCATAACCTGACAAGCTAGAACTTATGTAAGTTCCTTTTTTGAAGTGTTGTTTATGTAATATATCTATAAGGATAAACTAATCAATGCACATAAATTGTACCTTGACAGATTAGTAAGTGTCTGAACCTAAAAAAATTTCATGTTCGTCTTTCTTAAGACGCTTTTTGCCCTTTATAATGTTTACCACAAAGGAAATAATAGCTATTATTCTCATTTATTCCGAAACTTCCCCACTCTCTACAGTCTTTAACCGAACAAACCTTATGTTTAACTTGTTCTTCTCTACTCCAGTTCAGGATTTGAACTATGTTGAAGTACTTTTTTGACATCTAATGTTTGTTTAACACATGTTCACTACTGAATCTAGTAGTTTTTAACCCTACCCCCCCTCAGTTGTGAACCTAACGCTGTTGTCTGCGTTGCAAACTATGACAGGTCTATGTTGATCTTCAGTTGTCCTTCTACGCTGTGTTGTACCTTGTCGGGGGTGCGTAGTCCTACCCTGTCAAGTACATCCCTACTAGCTTCTAATTGCACATACTCGCTCTTGGCACTACCAGCTAAATGGACAAGTTTGTTGGACGCAACTACAGCACCTAGTCCTAGTGTTCTCGCACACTGATCCATCATGTACTTTTGTACCTTGGCAGTTCGTAGTGTTCGTGACGCCTGTACTCTACCACCATCTTTCGTTGAATATCCAGCCTTTATGGATGCTTCTTTGATGCTACATCCTGTGGCTACAAGTGTATCTACCAGCCTTACTTGCTTGGGTGTTAGTCCATACTTTGATGTAGCTGATTTTTCTTTATCGGTCAGATTCGTTTCTTGCGTAGACACCTCTTGTTAGTTATAGATACGAAATATTGATGTCAAGAACAAAATGTAGACATTAAATATATAACTGAATCTACTGTATATATTTTACTCATTACATACTCCATTTAAGAATGAAGCTCGCTTCAACCTTGCTTTGCAAGGATTCTTAAATACGTATTACATTCAATTCAGTTCATCTTTTGTTGGGGGTACACAACCCCCAAACCCCCACATGTTCCATAAAGGATGTCTTAAATCCTTTACAACCTAGCTGGGAAAACTAAGTAAAAATAATACGAAAGACGGACAACTTGTCGATGCTTACATTATTACGCTGGGACCCAACCCAGCGATACATTAGAATAACAAGTGGTCGCAGTAACTGCCAAGCATCTTTCATATTATTTGTATTAGTTTATTTGGTCATCAAGGCGTTATCATGGAGATAACACCAATAACAATATATATAAATAATATAAATTATATATACTTTATAAGGAGAACTAAATGACTACAATAGAACAAAAAGAAACTGAAATACTTGCTACTGTAAGAACAAATACATTGGCTTCATTAGAAACTATGTATAGAGATTTTGTCAAATTTGATGATATCTTCAATCTTAAGTGTGAGTTAGGGAGTGAGTTATCTCGTATAACTTACAGAGTTAATAATCAAAAATCCAAAATGGATGAGAAAGAAATTGAGTACAAAAAACTCAAAGAAATCAATGGCTCTAACATCAATAGTGTTAAGGCATCATTTCAAGGTCAAGAAACATATGCCCAACAATTAGGTAGAATTGAATGGTCAGTTGAGAGAATGATGTACACTCTAGAAATCTTAGAAACTAAATATTTAGTGACTAAAGAATTTTATGAGAGAGTTGTCGGAGAGAAGTATGTACCATACTCATCAGGCAAGGTAAAAGATACCAAGAAGCTACAAGCTGAAAGTAAAAAAGGCAAAGAATGGTTAGCAAAGAATAACCATGAATTGCCATCTATCATTGAAGGTAGTGAACTAATACCAGCTATAGCTGAATAAGGTTTTTTCATAATAATAAACATTTATGATAAGGCGTTAATACGCCTTATCTGGTGATAGTCATCACCAAAAAAAAAAATGGCTCGCATCCGCTCGCTATTATATAAACCGAATAAGATCAACCGAAAGGATATAAATGATACTAGCAATAATATGGTTACTATTAATATATGTTATGTTAAAATTTCAATTAACTATAGAAAAGAGGAAAAACTATGACTAATAAAGAGAAATTAACCGAACAATTAAAAGCATTTGAAGCAGTAAAACATCAATTAAAACATGATAATGAAGGTATGGATCTAAAAACTGTAGATCATTATTATGAATGGGTTTCAAATGCAATTACATTAATTGAGTTTGCAATAAAAAAAGAGGAAGAATTTGATTTAATAAAAGAAAAGTTATCTCAAGGAGATACAGATATTAAATTTCCATTTGTCGAAAGGAGTAATAACAATGATTAAATGGACTTTACGATTAGCACCAAAGGTTGCTAGAGCTGTTGCTACTACAATAGTATACAAATATGCAAAGGATAGAGCAGTATGGTATTATCATAATGCAGTAAATCCTAGATATTCAGAAACTATGCTGAATTTATATAAAGTAAATAAAGCAGAGCAACAAATGAATAGAGCAGAAGCATATGGTATCAGAAAGAAAGTCTTTCATATATCAAAAGAAGGCTATGTTTATGATGTAGCTACTGGAGCAATATATGGAAACATAGATGAGCCAACAGGCAATAAGTATGAATTTGATGATAAGTATAAAACAGAAATCAGAGAGGAACAAACAGCATGATTAATCGTATGAACCAAGAACAACAGAAAGCATTTCTGGAATGGAGTACTGGCATTGTTGAATCAATAAAGTCATTACATAAAGAAGTAATAGAGCTATCAGATATGGTGATGAAACATAGAAAGTTTAATATGGAACAGAGCAAGAAGGTAGCTGATTTATTTATGGCATTAGGAAAACATACTGGTGCTATGACAGAAAAAGAAGTGAATGAATTGAAAGGAGAATACTATGGGAAAAGTAAAAGCAATGTATGAAGAAATGAAAACAGTGCTAGAAGAAACTACGAGCAATCTAGAAGATGATCGTAATAAACTAAAAGAAGCATATGTGCTTCTAAATTCTGTAAGCAAAGCTAAGATAGTAAGAGGTCCAAACTTGGATTTATCTATCTCTCTTGTAGATAAGATCATCAAAGAATGTGATGTAGCTATTGATATAAATTATGCTGAGCTAGATGATAACCCACTAACTACCATCTAGCTCTTGTATAAGAGGAAAGGACTATACATGAACACACTAATACAAACCGAACTAGAAAACAATGCACATTTGTTTTTTCCAGTTCAAGAAATGCCTATCTATAACCAACAAGGTGAACTCATCAAAGGTTATAAACAGTTAAGAAATGGTACAACAGATCAGTTGTTAGCTGTACAAAAGCAGTCATATCAAGTGTTTACTAATGAAGAATGTCTAGTAAATACAATGACTTATTTGGATAATAACTTTGATACTGAGGGTATGATAATTACTCCTCATGCATCACCAGATGGTACTGTACTCAGGTATGATTTTACATTACCAAAGTATCAACAACCTTTTAAAGATAGTAAAATATTATTAAAAGGATCTATGTTTAATAGTTTGAATGGTACTAGATCGTATATATTACTACTAAGTTATGTATATGAAATATGTTCTAATGGTTTAGGTCATAAACTATGGGATATATACATTACTAAAAGACATAGTAGTAAGAAAGATTTTGTCTTAGATAGTAATCAAAATACTACTGATATTAAAAACTTAGGCAAAGTTACTACATATTTAAATGATTGGTATAATGAGAAAGTATCACAAAATGATATTAAAGATCATATCAATATATTATGTTTTCAGCCAACTGCTAAAGATAAAAGTCATGTTAATCAGGCAATGGCACAATACATAGATAAAGAATATACCAAATATCGTAGTAGATATGGTGATAATTTGTTTACTGCATATCAAGCATACACTCATTGGGCAACACATTACCCAAGTGCATCTATCAATACAGTATATGATAGACAAAGAAAAGTTGCTAATATGACAGTATTTAATTAAAAATTTTGGGGTGCATACGCACCCCATAAAAGTTTCCATATGGAACTGTGTAGGAAAGACATAAGGTAGTGAGCGTAAAGCATTGAGCCACAGGGTGGCTAAGGAAATCAAAAGCTGGTGACTACACGCCTACACAGAAAGTTCCCTATAGGGAGAGGGTGTTGCTATTTAGTGGATTGATCCCCACCAACACAGATATAAAAGTAGCTTTCTGTACGCCCTCGAAGTTTTGTCATAGTGGTTTGTGTGCATTTATAAAAATACGTTTCCACTATTACAATTGAGTTTTGATACAAGCCTCCTAATGTATCAAAAGACCTAGGGCAAGGTAGCAGCCTTAATGAGATATCATCCTTGCCTTTCGTCAAAAAAAATATTACTTCTTGAATATGGAATATGCTCTTGGTAAAAAGTTTTTTGCAAAAGTTATTCCTCAATTCGTAGAAGCAAGAAACCGTAAGAATATTACACAAGCAAACTTAGATGATATTCTTGGAGTAGCTAAAGGCTTAGTATCAAAATGGGAAGTCGGTATACGGAAACCGAGTGGCTATTTATTTTGTTGCTGGGCTGATGCATTAGATTGTGATATTGTATTAGAATTGAGGAATGATGAGGATAATATATCAAGATAGAAAACTATTTATTTCATTAACTAAAGATGAGATAAAACAAGTTAATAATAATGTTGGAAGTCCAACACAAATTCACATAGGTAATTTAAAAGTTTTACATGAAGATGTAAATAAAGCTGTTTTTGAAAACTGGAAGGACTTAATTCATGAAGATTATAAGTGAACTGTTAAAAAAACTAGCAAGACAAACAGAAGATAATAAACTTTCTCCAATGGAGCGTAAGCAAAAGAAAAGAGAGTTTGTTACTAAACTTGGTTACAAGTATTTAGAATTAAATAAAGCTAAATGGTTTGACTATTTATATAATTCAAAAAAAGTAGCCGAAAATAAAATTGTGTATTACGAAGCCGAATTGTTATACGCAAAATATCGAGAGGACATACAGAAATGGAAAGACTACAAGTACAAAAAAAGGGAACGCAGTTTAAAGTCTTAAAAACTATTGGTGGTAGTGATGCTAACAACTTAGTTTTAGGAACTTTAGCTGAGTGGCGTAAAATAGTAGACGACAAAATGAATGGTGAAACTGTTGATTTATCTCATGTTTTACCTGTTCAAATGGGAATTGTAACTGAAGAACTAAATCGTAAATGGTTTACTAAAATTACTGGATTGTCAGTTACAACACATGAAGATATTTTCTTCAATGATAAAAAACCTCATGCTCATGCAAGAGTAGATGGTACAATAAATAATGAGATAGTATTTGAAGCTAAACATACTAATCCATTCAAACCAATAGCAGATCAAGTAGCTAAATATTATGGTCAGCTACAACATTATATGATGGTGCTAAATTATGACTTAGCTTATTTATCTATATTTGTTGGTAATATGAATCATCATATCTTTAAAATACAAAAAGATAAAAGTTATATAAATGATTTAGAAATTGTAGAAAAGTATTTATATGATTGTATTGATTCTTGTTTTTCACCAGAGCCAAAGTTTTATGATTGGTTTCAAAACAGAAGAAATACTAAATTAAATATAAAGGAGATTACTGATGAAATATCCTAATAAAGCTGGCTATACTAATGACAGCACAAGTAAAGAAGCAGCAGAAAAAATTGGTTCTTATAAAAGAGCCAAGCTCTTACATAGAGTTGAAGATGTATTGTCTTACTATAAATTAGGTATGACAGCTGAAGAACTTGCAATATATTTAGAAGAAGATTTACTAAATATAAGACCAAGACTAACAGAATTATCAGAACTAAATAAAGCAGTTGATTCTGGTAATAGAAGAAAAAATCATAATAACAGAAATGTTATTGTGTGGATTCATAAAGCAAATCAGGAAAGGATATGGTTTAAATGAGTGAAGATAAGAAAACAAATAAGAATATATGGGATCAGTTAAAAGTTACAGATCCTAGATTTACAAAAGAAGTTACGTTTGGTCGTGGCTTTACAAGCATAGATCCTATGTATCAAATAGGTAAAATGACAGACATCTTTGGTCCAGTTGGACATGGCTGGGGTTATGATGTAAAATATCATTACGCTGATGATTATATATCAGCCGAAGTATCTGTGTGGACAAAACACCATGAAGGTACTTTTGGTCCTGTCTGTTCATTACTACCTTTAAAGAATACTAAAGGTAAGTTTGATGACGAAGCTGGCAAGAAAGTAATGACAGATGCATTGACAAAAGCATTTAGTCATCTTGGTATGTCAGCAGATGTATTTTTAGGATTGTTCGAAAGTAGTAAATACGTTGAACAAGTCAAAAAGGATTTAGGTATTACTTCTGCTAAAATAGAAAAAATATCTTAACCAGTTGGGTCCTGAGATGTTCTTCGCAAAAAGTGGGGATGGTGTATCTCAGTGTACCCAATGTTCTTTTACATCATCCCCTTTTAAAATAATGAATCATGTAACTAAATTAGAATCTTATAATTTTATCATTAAATCTTGTAGCAAGTGTAAAAAAAAATACACAGTAGCTATGATGATTAAATCAAAATGTATTCGTTGTTATAACAGAAAGGTAAAAAATGCGAACAATTCCAGATATGTTACACCATGATGTGTGTAACTCTTTAATTAAAAATTATGATGGTGATTCTCATTCAGAGATATGTCATAATGTTTACGAAGGTTTATCGTGGTACAAAAAAACTTTGTATCTGATAACACAAGGCAGATCATATTTAGATAGTGTGATTGATGAATGTGTCAGAGAGCGACACGACGAACTAAGATAGTGAAAGGAAATAAATATGACTATTAACAAAGCAATCTTACTTGGTAATCTTGGAGCAGATCCTGAGATAAAAGAAACTACAGGGGGATCTAAGTTTGCTAGATTAAATCTAGCTACCAATGAAAGATTTAAAACTAAAGATGGAGAGCAACAAGAAAAGACACAATGGCATAATGTTGTTGTGTTTGATCCTATGGTTGCCGACACAGTTGAGAAATACTGTAAGAAAGGTCAGACACTTTATTTAGAAGGTCAGATCGAAACTAGAAAGTATGAACAAGATGGTGTTACTAAGTACACTACAGAGATTGTCATAGCTAAATTTAAAGGTATGCTTAAAATGATAGGCAGACCAGAAGGTTCAGCTAAAACTTCTAAACCAGTAGATACAAAAGTATTGAAATCTTTAGAAGAAGATGTATCAGATATACCTTTTTAGATAGCTACTTAATCATACAGGGGAACATTTAAGTACCCCCTGTATGGCTCTTAAAAGACTATTTTTTCCAGTTCTGAGCTATCTTTTCTCCACTTCTACCAGCAATATACCCACCGACACCGATTGTTAGTAAATTCCACATAGGATCAGGAATACTCAATTCAACCGAAGCACCGAATATAATATTAGCAAAAGGAAGTAATATATAATTATTAAAAATTACTATAATGCAGATCCACATAAGAGCTGGTCGCCAAGTTGCAGTAAGCCAATGCTTACTACTTGCTTCAGCTTGTATAATGGAAGCTGCACTTTGTAATTCTTTACTATTGTTATCTAACATCTGTGATGTTATCTGTGATTTTAATTTTTCTGCTAAATCTTTATCTTCAACAGATTTATCCACAACACCTAAAGCTATTTTAGCAATAGGTCCAATAGCACCTAATAAATTTAACATTAGCTAAATAATATAATAGCTAGTAATACACCACTAACAATCATCCATATCTTATAATGACCTAATATTGGCTCATACTTTGCCCATAGTTTATTTAATATATTCATGTCTACTCCTTATAAGTAAATATTATTATCCCAAGATCCATTACTATTAAGAACCATAGGAACAATGTAAGGTATACCTTCCGTAATAACTCCACAAGATAATACTGGCTTGGCTAAATTCACTTTCATATAAGCCATAGCTAGAGATTTCTTGTCAATAAGACATCCTGTACTCATACCCCAATTCAAATGAAAATCATTGGCTACATACTTAATTTCTGACACAGTATGAAAATGTCCTTGTACACATGACATAGACGATTCTTTTACAGCTTTAGCAATATCTTTACTAAATTGATGAGCAAACAAAATTCTACCTTTTTCAGTTTCAATAATATGTTTCTCTTTCCATACCCAACCCTTACCCACTTCTAGTATTTCATTGTAATCTTTAATAAAGAATTTAGACATACCCTTTGCCATTGCTCGTCTAAGTATCATTGATCCATGATTACTTTCTAATAAAGTTAATTTAGGAAATATTTTTTCTAATTGCTGACATAAAGAACGACCACCTAGTAACTCATCAGCTGGACTAGGTAAGTCTGGATTAATAACATGACTAACATTTATACTGTGCCAATCCATTTCATCTCCAATATGGACGACAGTATCTGGTTTATATTGTTTGTTTAATTTTTTAAGAAAAGGAAATAATGAATCATGATGATAAGGAAAATGACAATCTGATATAACTAAAATTCGTTTATTCACGAATTAAATTTAATTGATTTTATGTTTCTTGTATAGTTTTAGTTGTACAAAAACCAGTAGAATATAGTTGCTGTAAGTGATTTAAATCAGATCTAATGTTATTTATTTCTTGTATACATTCAGACACAGTTTCAAACTGTTGTTTTGTATCTTCAATTAAACAAGTATTTTCTATTTCTAATGATGGATCTTGTAAACAAAATATCATTATAAGAAATACCTTCATTTGATACCTAATAGTTTAGTAATAAACATTGTTAATGCTATAACTATACCACCAAATATAGCTAATGCTTTTATACCACCAGCACCCATATTCATTTTTCTTTTAAGTTCTTCTATATCTTGTTTATTTTTAGTTAAATCCATATGCATAGATTCTAACTTTTGTTCAATCTTTGCTAGTTTTTGTATAGTACTCATTTACAGACAGGACTATTCATATCCTTTTGGCAAAGACTTCTATACTCAGGATCTATCTGTAGTTTAATACCTTTGATTTTATAACCTAATTCTAATACTTCTTGCTTAATACTTAGTACATTCTGAGATTCTTCTAATGCAGATGTTCTGACTTTTAATATTTCAAAATCAGAATGTACTTTACCTACTACAAAAACATTACCTATCAAAGCTGATAGCAATGTAATTGTCAAAGCAATAGATTTTAAGTTTAAATCAACTTGCATTTACCTACAAACACATTCGCCATTACAGTATTCACACATGATTTACTCCTTTGGATTATCTGCTTTAACTTGTGCAATTCTAGCTGACCAAGCATCTATGTCTTTATAGATCTCATCTAGCTGATCGCCAATATCACCATAAGCTGTTCTTCTTGTAGCTCTGACAACATTGTTAGCTTCTTCAGTATTACCAGCAGTTTCGTATGAAGCTAGTTGCTCATCAGTTGGTTGAGCTAAACCTGAAACATTCCATTCTTTTATGTATGCTCCTGATCCATCATCTTGAAGAAGTACATCTTTTGTAAAGTCCACTGTTTTAGAGTTTGCCTGACAATACAAAGATATTTTAGTTGATAGTTGTGCCATTTGTTTTTCCTTTCTTTGTTATTTTATTCCAAAAACTCTTACTGTAGCTTGTTCTATATTTCCAGAACCACAAACAAATTGAAATCCATTACATACTATTGAAGCATTATAAAAAGTTGATGTGTTAATATCAAATACATAAGCAGTTGTTGTGTTATCTCTATTACTTCCATGTGATTGTATTATTTGATAATTAGATACACTAGGTTTATCTATAAAAATTCTTGCAAAGCCTGTTTCAGTAGCAGTTGAGTCAAGGTTTTCTAAAACTTTGTGAGATGTTCCTGTGTTTAAAGTATCGACACTTGAACTTGAACCATTATATCCAGCTCTTGTTGATACACTTCTATAACTACTTGATTTAAAAGAACTTCCAGCATCATCTGATATGCGTAATAGTAAGTCTTGACCAGCACTACTAATATTTACATCACTAATTATAATCTCATAAGTATTATATGTACTATCAAAAACTAAACCATCTACACCATTTGCAAAATCTATTGATGATACTGCACTAGAAATAGTTTTTGTTTTTAATAATTGTATTGGAGATTCTACAGCACTAGGTAAAGCAGTAATTGATGTTAATGAGTTGTTGTTTAATCTAGTTATTGCCATGCTATGCTCCTATTATTTTATATCCACTAAAGAATGTAAATCCACTAGAACTACCTGTAACAGTTAAACCACTTCCAAAATCTGTGTATGCGATAACTTGAAAATAATCATCAGCATCACTATCTACAATACAAGCAGTAAATAAACTTGGATCTCTATCAGAACTACTATTTAAGGCAACATGCTTAAATCTTGATGATACAACACTTCCATTTTTTTTAATATCAAATTCAGTTGTTGCTTGATCGTGCATATCTTGGATATTCATTTGTGCAAATAAAAAATATTTACCACTCGTAGCTGGTGTAAACTTTCCTGTCGATGTATCAAATGTATTATCTGAATCAAATTTTTCTGTATCAAATGTGATAAGAGTAGAAGTTGTAGCACTAACAGATTGGTTTGAACTTTTACTAACAAAGAAAGCTGGAGTATTCTGACCACCTATATTGTTAGTAGTAATACTTCCTGATCCATTAGATATTAATAGGTTGTTTCCACCTACATCTTGTATTGTGTTTACTTTAATAATTGATGTCATGTTATGCTCCTATTATCCTAACTGCTGAAAAGTATGATTGTTCTGTTCCAGCATATATTGTTTTAGAGCCACCAGTTTCTTGATATCCTTTTGCTTCGATATAATCTGAAGAACCATTAAAATCTATTAATGATGTGGTAATTGGATTTGATGTAGAACTTGATAACACTATATTAGCTCTAGAATGTTCAGCTCCATTTTTAAAAATACTACAAATAAAAGTTCCTGTACTTGAGTTTGCGTTTAAAGCATAAGAAGCTATAACCAAATATTTACCAGCTACATTAGGAGTAAATTTATAGGTACTAGTGTTATAACAACTATCTGTATCGTAAGTTTCTGTGTTAAAATTAATTGTGGTCATTGTTGTATTTGCTATTGCTTGAGTTGTACTCATAGTAGCTCTAAAAGCTGGAGTATTAGTAATAGCACCACCACTAGAGATAACACCACTACCATTACTGGTTAGTAGTTCGTTACCCCCTAAGTCAGTTATTTGATTTGTTTTTAATATGCTCATGTTCCTATCCTATATCCAATAAAAGAACTTCTTTCATCATCAGCACGAAATGAAACACCACTACCGCCTTCTAAATAACCAAAAAGCTGAACATAATCTCCAACTGCTAAATTCATTGTAGCTGATATTTGAATTGTTCCATATAAATTACTAGTTCTTCCATTTTGTTCGTAGTAATATTCTTTTGATCCATTTTTAAAAAGAAGTAAGTGAACTGCTACAGCGGCAGAACTTGTGTAATTATCTGTAGCCATGCCATGAAAAAAATATTTTCCAGCTTTGCCACTGGGAACTGTAAAACGATAGTTGCTTGTATCATAAGCTGATTCTGTATCGTAAACTTCAGTATTATAAGGCATTACAGTATTAGTCGCATTTGACATTGTAATAGTGCTACTAGGATAAGCATGAAAAGCTGGATACATAAAATTACTTTGCACATCACCACTACCTAAAGCTATGGTTGATGCGTTGCTAGATCCTAATGTTAGTGTACTCGTTCCTGAAACTGAGTCTATTGTGTTGGCTTCTATTTTACTCATAATACTACAAATGTACTCCCTGAAGGTATAGTC